GTCTTAGACAAGCAATACAAAAAGCTTATGAAGCTTATGAAATATATCGAGAAACAGAAGTGGAAATGATGTATGAAGAACGTAGGAAACTGTTTAGATGATCTTGACTTTGATCTTCAAGGTGGCAATTATACAGAATTATCAGATGCCTTAGAATATTGGGCGCAACAATTCTTTGATGGTTGTAAAAATATAGACACTATTAATGAAGAAGATCATGCTTGGCATGTGCAAGACGCTTATGGAGATTGCATAGCTTACTTAATGTATAATATGTCTAAAGAAATGAGATGTGTAGCAAGAGCAGAAATGGAAGAATAATATGGAATACGAAGAAAAGTGGATAAGAGTACGTGATCCTGACATGGGTCATATTGAAATGTTACAAAATTTTTCAGAAGTATTAGATGATTTTAATATTGCTGTAGAGTATGAACAAAATGAAGAAGATGGTTTATACATAACTCTAAACAAGCGAGAAAGTAATGAAACTAGTATTTGATATTGAGGCAGATAATCTGCTTCCTAAAATATCTAAGTTTCACTGTGCAGGTGCTATTAATGTTGATACTGGGGAAGAATATTGGTTTCTTCCCAATCAACTTGAAGAGTTCTTGTCTTTGTTAGATAAAGCAGACGTTATTATAGCACATAACGCTTATGGTTATGATGTACCTGCTTTACATAAGTTAACAGGATGGACTCCTAAAGCTACTGTACAGTGTACTAAAATAATGAGTCAAGTATTAAATTACCGTCGATTTGGTTTTGGTCATGCTCTAAAACAATGGGGCGAATTCTTTAGGGATCATAAAGGAGACTATACTGGCGGTTTTGAAGAATTTAATAATGATATGTTTATCTATATGCAACAAGATGTAAGGCTTGGTGTTAAGGTTTATAAGTATCTTATTAAGGAACTTCAAGCTTATATTAAAAAACATAATAGCAAGTCTATTCTTCAGGCTTTACGATCTGAAATGGAACTAGACAGAATTATGACAGAACAGTGTGAGAATGGGTGGCAGTTTAATGTAGAAGCTGCTAAGACTTTAGTAGGTGATATTAACACTAAAATGGAAGAAATTTCTAATTATATCAATCCCTTACTACCGACTAAAGTTACTGTCGTTGATCCCGACACGCAAAAAGAACATGAACCAATTACAGGTAAACGTCATGCGATCACAAAAACTCCGACTTACACGAAAACAGGAAAGTTATCTTCCCATATTGTCAAGTGGTTTGGGTCTGATATGGGCAGCACTATTGATGATTCCAAAATCTTGGGAGATTACTGTAGGCTTGATTATATTGTTGGTGATATTGGTAACACTGATACGGTTAAGTCTTATTTGGGAACAATTGGTTGGCAACCAGACGAATGGAATTGGAAAAAGAAAAACGGACAATTCATTAAAGTCTCAGCAAAACTCACCGACAGTTCCTTGGAACCACTAGGAGAAGCAGGTAAAGCTCTTATGGAGTATTATACCTTACGTTCTAGAAAATCAATCTTAGAAGGATGGTTTGACTATGTTGACAAAAATTCTAGATTACATGGTGATGTTTTTAATGTGGGTACTCCAACTTTTAGGCAAACTCATAAAATCATTGCCAACTTACCTTCAGGAAAGGCAACACTTGGTCCAGAGATTAGGCGGCTATTTGTGGCAAAGGAAGGATACAAGTTAGTTAGTGCTGATAGTGCAGCCTGTCAATTAAGATTATTAGCACATTATATGAATGATCCTGATTTTACTAAACAAGTACTAGAAGGTGATATTCATCAAATGAATGCCGATATTATAGGCTGCACAAGAAATGAAGCTAAGCGATTTATATTTGCTTATCTTTATGGGGCAGGTGCTCAAAAGCTTAGTGGCTATATTAATAAGTCTGTAGAAGAAACTAAGAAATCTGTTGCTAAATATAAAAGAGCATTACCAAAACTAGTACAACTAGTTAATAAATGTAATGAAGCAGTAGAAAAAAGAGGTTACATTATGGGCTTAGATAGCAGACCAATTAAGCTATCAAAGGATGAAAGACACAAAGCACTTAATTATTTAATACAAGGCGCTGAAGCTGTTGTTATGAAATATACTGTTCAAATGATAGACAAAAGATTACGAGAAGCTAATATAGACTTTAATCATTTGTTATTTTATCACGATGAACATACTGTTGAAGTAAGACAGGAACAGTCTTGGGAAGCTAAAGAAATAATTGTTGATTGTTTTGCCGAAGCACCTAAAGCAGTAGGTATTAATATAATGACATGTGGTGATTGTAAAATAGGAGACGACTATTATGAAGTACACTAAAGGAATGGTTAAGCTACGTAATGGCAAAATCCTTCCTTATGTAGAAGGAAAAGAATATAACGATATGGTAGTTAAAGTCTGGTATCAAGATCACATTCGCCCAATGAGTAAATCAGAGCGTAATCGTTCAAAAGAAAGAGAAAAAGCAAATAAGGGTAAAAAATGAAACTTTATGAGTTAGAGTCTCACATTATGGATTGTTGGGCGGTTTGTGATGATATTGAAACAATTTTTAAACAAGTAGGTGATGGTGAAACTGAACCTACTCCAGATGAAATAATGAATGCTTTGTTAGGTATAAAGCAACTTTATCACTGGAAGTTTGAACAACTGTTTAATATTTACGAAATAATCTTAAAAGTACAAAGAGAAGCTATAACAGGGGAAAGTAATGCCAACAACACCGAGTGAAAGTGTAATCAATAACTTGTTTGATAAGTTTTGGGAAAATGCTAGTCTTTTTGAATGGATTATTGGACCAAAAGTTAGATCAGAAATTCAACAACTTGAAAAAGATTTAGTTGAAGATCTTCAAGGTTATCTAGATAGACACGAATGGGAAGAAGAATGGAAAGATATTAAAGATGAAGTAGATGATGAAGGTTATTGGCGAGGGCATCAAGAGGGAGAAAACTCAGGTTATGATCTTGGTTATGAAAAAGCTAAAGCGGAGTGTGAAAATTGTTCACAGTAGAATTTGAAAAAGATGGCTGTGTAATAACCGTAATATCTGATAATGATGCGTTTGAGGATATTGAAGTTATTATAGGAGAAACTGGAAATGTCTTTCTCAGGCAATTTCAAGAATACAAAAATGAGTATGATGTTATAGCAATTGGATATGATCAATTGTTAGATATTGTAGCATCAGTTAACAGTCCTGAAGGAATGTTCAAAAGGGTAAGAAATAATGCAGTATAAAATAGTAGAAATACCTTGGATTAATTACGAAGTTTATAGTAATCAAGGTAGTACAGGTAATGTCTATGAAACAAAATATGAAGCAGAAGCAGCAGTAAAAAGATTAAAAGAAGAAGAAAAGGCTAAAGCAAGATATCGAATAGCTGTACATTATGAACAGGGTTTTTCTTTTGAAGTTGATGCTGACAATGAACAAAAAGCTCGCAAAGTTGCAGAAGAATTATTAGATGATTTTGCATATGTTGAAAAAATTGATGGTCAAGACGTTAAAACTAGACATAGAGAAATAATGATATGCGATATTGAAGAAAGATTTTCTATAGATGGATAGTAAATTATATGAAAATTTAGCAATGCAATTTTATCATGCTAATAAAGAACATCGTCACTATAATTATTTATTTCATGGTCTTGTTGAAGAAGCCGAAGAAGCGTCTGAAGCAGAAACTACAGAACAAGTTATTGAAGAATTAGGTGATGTACTATGGTATGTAACTATTATTGCTTCACGATTAGGTTATAGTTTAGAAAATCTTATGATAAAAAATTATAACAAGTTAGAAGCACGACAAGTAATTGGAAAATAAAGATAAAAATTACCTGACGTTAAAGAACAATTAAAGGAGCTATTATGATAGCACTTATTGATGGTGATGTATTAGTCTACATGGCTATGTGGGAAGCAGAATCCAAAGAACATGCTAGAGAAAATTTTGATAGTTTGTTTGCATCTATAACAGAATCATTATTTGTAGATGACTATGCTATGGCAATTGGAAACAATGAAGGTAGTAATTTTAGATACGATATTTACGATAAATATAAAGCAAATCGTTCTAAATCAAAATCAGAAAGACCAGAATGGTTTTACGATTTGAAGTCAGACATTGTTAATGATTATGATGGATGTATATTTACTGACTACTGCGAAGCTGATGACATGATACGAATTTGGGCTAACCAAATTAAAGATTATATCGTAATTAGTGTTGACAAAGACTTAGATTGTATAGAGGGTAAACATTATAACCCTAGAAAAGATCTTGTATACACTGTAAACGAAGACGATGCCAATTATAACTATTGGAAACAAATAATTATGGGTGATTCTACTGATAACATTCCTGGAGTTCCTGGAATTGGTCCAAAGAAGGCTGAAAAGCTTCTTTTAGAAGATCCCCCTGCGATAGCCGCTTGCAAGGCTTACGAAAAGCATTATGGCGAAGAAGGTCATAACTACTTGCTAGCAAATGGAAAACTCATACACATATTAAGAACTCCTACAGATTACTTCCACTTTTCAAGGACACAATATGATCAAGCAGTATGTGGATGATCTAGGCCATTGGGAATGGTCTGGTCATAAATTTCACCCTGCTGATTACTTTGGTTTTACTTATTGCATAGAGAATACTAGAAACAATACTTTTTATATTGGTAAAAAACAATTTTACCATCAAGGTAAAAAGAAATCTAGAACTTTTGGAAAAGAAATGAACTGGAGAGGTTATGTAGGTTCTTCTAAAAATTTAAAAGAAGATATAAAAAGATATGGAAAGAAACATTTTAAATTTGACATGATAGATCTTTATAAGACAAGAGGTGGATTATATTACGCAGAAGCTTACCTTCAAATGGCAACAGGTTGTATGATAGAATATAACGAAAAAGGTGAAGCTAGATTTTATAATCGACAAATTGCAGCTATTAGGTTTAGGCCTACTGAATTTCCTACGAAGAAAACAGTAGCTTATGTCAATAAATTAAAAAAGAGGTATTAGTATGAAAGTATCTCCAATAGCTCCAGCGTTGTGGCTGGCTGCAATGGGATCTTTAGCGATCGGATTATTAGATTACGTAATAGGTTATAATTTCTTTGACCCTATTATTGCCGTTATTTGTTATTTGTTTTTTCAAGAATCAAGTAAGTTTGTAGCTGAATTAACAATGGAAGATAACAATGGGCAGAATAGTAACTCGTAATCAACCGTGTGAAAAATGTGGAAGCAGTGATGCTAAACAAATTTATGAAGATGGATCTGCTTTTTGTTTTTCATGTAAACAAAATTATTTTGCCCCAAGAGAGGGTGTAACAATGCCAGACAATAAAGACTGGTCTAACAAATTGCGAGAGGTAGAACATGATTACTCTACTCGCGGTTTTAAAGAGCGTAATGTATATAAGGAAGTCTCTAAACATTATGGTGTCAAAATTTCTTACGATCTTGACGGTAATATTGATAGTCATTATTATCCTTACTACCATGGCACACAATTGGTGGGCTACAAAGTCCGAAATCTACCCAAAACCTTTACCTCCATTGGAAAACTTAACGGTGGACTCTTTGGACAACAACTCTACTCATCAGGAAAAAGAATAGTTATAACAGAAGGCGAACTAGATGCTATGGCAGTACAGTCTGCATGGTATAAAAAATATAAGACCTTTTATCCTGTTGTAAGCTTAAGAAGTGCTAGCTCAATAAAAGATTTAATTGAATGTAGAGACTACTTAAGAAACTTCGATGAGATAGTATTATGGTTTGATAAAGACGAAGCAGGTGAAATTGCTACAAAAGAGGCAGCACGTATAATTG